TTCTCCACGAAGTTCTACATCAAGTAATAATCTTACTAAGTTTTTTCTTCTGTTTTCTTGTAAAAATTTTAATTTTTTCCCAGATTGTGTTTCTTCTCGCTTCATTTTCTAATTCATTAATCCGTTTCTTAATAGCATCATATCTGACACAATATTCTTTCATCTCCATGTTTTCAAAAAAATACTGTCTTTCTAATTCTGCAAGCTGGTACTGGTAGTTTTTGATCAGGTCTTTATTTTTCATCTTCGTTCTTAAAAGCAAGTTTGTCTAAAATAGTTAGCATTTTCCAATCTGCTGATGTAGTGTCAATCAAATCATCACATTGAACATCTACCTTTACATCTTGCATATTAACTTTAAATACATCAGCAAAATTTTCTTCTTTGATGATTGTTGGAAACATTACTGATTTATCTGAAAAAACCCCTTTGTGATTGTTAAATTCATTAAGATTAAACAGAATAAATTCTTTACAAGTTTCATCTACTGGCAAGAAAAAAATAAACTTTTCATTATCGCATTTTCTAGTACAAATACGACCAACCATATCAAGAATAGAAGTAAATTGTATATTCATAATTTTGATTTACTCCATAATTTTATTAAAAGTTTTAATTCAGCAATTCTTTTCTTTGCTGCGGCAATCTTTTCGGCTGTTGTCATAATTTTATATTTCCTGATTTATCTGTAATTTGTCCACTCCAAGTTTTTGTTAAATACTTAGTTTTGTATTCTTCCCAAGTAAGGTTAGAGTCTATCTTACGATATCTCCATATCCAATGATCTTTTTTTTGTTTCATAGATAAAAAAGGGGCAAAATGCCCCTATAACTTAGGCTGGGATCGCCTCAAAGTCTCTGCTTCTTACTGGTAATGTGAAATTATCAACATTAATCTCAATCGCTGCTCCAGCACTTCCATCCCTTCTCTCAAAGGTTTTTAACTTACCACGACCAACAACAGTAATTTGATTACCTTTCTTTACATAGTTTGCAATCACATCACCACGATTGCCCCATACAGCACAATCAAATTGTGTCGTAGTATCTTGATCACTTGTGAGTAAGCAAAAACTAGTTACTTTTGTTCCTTTTGCAGTTTCTTTCTGTACTGGGTCTGAGGCTAAATTGCCAACGGCTGTTACGTTTAACATAATAATTTTTTTTAAATAGGGTTGTTAGGTTTGTTCTGCCAATCTTCAATATCTTCTCGGTTATATCGAATAGTATTGTTTAAAATGACAGTCCATTTAGGGCCACTGGGGTGACCCCTGCGTGTTTTGGTTCTCCAAAGACGCACAGTTTGAGGTTTTACACCAAGCT